TGCATGGCTCGTCATCGGTTGTTTTGGACTCAACATATCCAATTTATGTTTTTAAGTTTATTAATATGCATCCAGCAGATGATGATGCAATGTTTACTTTTAATCTATCAATAGATAGTGGTTCAAACTACAATGTTACTAAAACTACAACAGCTCATAGAGCATATCATACGGAAGCTGGTGCAGCTCCAACATTAGAATATTATCCACAGATTGATTTGGCACAATCTACTAGCTTCCAACCCATGGCTGGCGAAATTGGTAATGCAAATGATGAAAGTATGAGTGGATATTTACATTTGTTTAATCCATCTTCAACTACTTTTGTTAAACATTTTATGACAAATGTAAGTCAAAATACATACCATAATTTAGCTATGAATACTTTTACAGCTGGATATGGAAATATAACATCAGCAGTAGATGCAGTACAATTTAAAATGGACACAGGAAATCTAGATTCTGGTACAATAAAACTCTATGGAATTAAGGATAGCTAATGAGCATAGTTAAACTAAATAATAATGGAGTAAAGAACGCAACTGCTTTTGGTA